CATTGGGTTATTATTGGCGTTGCCTGGATGGTCGTGGTTGATGCTGATTTGATTTTTAATGTCTCTTGCTTTCATGGTGACCCCCTTGGTTATGTTGTTTTGTTTTCCCATTGTTTGATTATAATATATATCATGATAATCATGATGTCAAATAAAAAATGCAAAAAAAATAAAAAATCTATTGATGCGAAACGTAGACCAGGAGGTGAAAAATGAAAATTGGCTGGTGGGTGGGATCGGATGCGGGCTCCGGGTGGGCGTTTGAGAATCTGGCCCGGCATGTGCAGGGGGAGTTGCTCGAGTATGAGCATGCGGTTAATGCGCCAGGGGATATCAATGTGGTGTTGGCACCGGTGTTTCTGGGGGTGGATGTGGCAGCGGACGGGGCCTGTGTGCTGCATCTGGACGGGAACCGGTGGCTTGAGGGCCAGGGTGTTTTGAAAAAGGGATTGCCGCAGCGGGTATTGCATCTGGTATGGGCGCTGAACGCCTGGTCCTGGGGGTTGGTGTGGGAGGCGCTGGCGCTGCGGCTGGCGGATCGGTATGAGTTCTGCCCACTGGATTTTTCCGTTTTTGCAGAGTCCCGGACCATGGTGCATTGTCATCAGACCGAGGACGTGTTTTTCTGTCAGAACGTCACGCAGCTGGCGGCGGTTCCTGACGGGATGATGGCCCAGACAATTGTCAGAGTAGGGGGGGTGATGAATTTTTGCAACAACGCACGGACAAACCGGTATATGCGGCAGATGAGAAAATGCGCGGCGGTGATTGCCACGAACAACCATCTGCTGGAAATTGCGCGCGCGGCCAACAATAACGCGTATCTGATCCCAAACGGGATTGACACGGGCACGTGGCGGCCGGACCCGGACCGCAGGTGGCGGGCAAGTGCGCCGGTGATCGGGTTTATCGGCAATATATCAACGCCTGCAAAGCGGGCGTACAAGGGCTATGATTTTGTGGAGACCGCCTGCATTCACCTGGGCCTTGAGCTAAAAACCGCGCTGTACCAGGACGGGCAGATCCCGCATGATGAAATGAAGGCCAAGTTCTGGGACCGGATCGATCTGTTTGTGCTGCCAACCGATGGCGAGGGGTGCTCCAACAGCATCATGGAGGCGCTGGCCTGCGGGGTGCCGGTGATAACAACGAGGACTTCCGGGTATCATGGGGAGCGGCTCGTTCACGGGCGTGAGGTGTATTTTGCGCAGAAGTCCGCGGCCGGGATTGTTCGCGCCATCCAGGCTTTTATCGATTGCCCGCTGATGTTTGGTTTGCTGTCGGCCAACGGCCGCCGGTTTGCGGAGGCAAACCATGATATAGATCACGTGGCAGCGCAGTACCGGCAGGTGTTTGACAGGCATTTTGCGCCGATGACGGAAGCTGACAGCCGCGCGCTGTATTGCGAGCAGTGCGGCAAGCACCACCAGGGCTTGCCGCCCTGTGAGGGGTGTGAATACGCGTCTTAATCTTAATCTGCTTTTTTTTTATCCTGCAGAGCTGCGGAACTGCATCGAAGGTAAAGGAGAAAACATGACGCACAACGAATGGGCGAGAACAATAAGGGATATATTGTCTCGATCTTTTAACTGGCAGGAAGAAGAAAACCCGGAATGGCTCGGTTTGTTTATTTATGACTTGTCTGCATATTTAAGTGGCTTGGATTGTGTACGCCAGCACAACAAGATTAAGAGTAAGACGGGAAGTGAGGAAAAATGATTCCTTTTGCCATCACGTATCCGGCCCACAAGTGTGCTTATATCCGGGTTAACAAGTGCGCCACCCAGGCGCTGACCCGGGCCCTGGATGCGGCCCTGGACACCGCCGGGCGGTATGAGGGCGGGTGGGTGCCGGCCGATTATTTCATGTTCGCCTTTGTCCGAAACCCCTACGACCGGCTGGTGTCCACGTATTTCAACCAGATCCGGCGGCCGACGAATTTTTCCCGCTCGCTTTTTAGAAACGGGATGCACAAGGCCTTCTGGCGCTATCCGGGGATGCACCCGGGCATGAGCTTTTTCGAGTTTGCCTGCGCGGTGGCCAATATCCCGGACTGGCAGGCCAACCCGCATTTCAAGAGCCAGCACCGGTTTTTGACCTATGATGATACCGGGGAGCTGATGCCGGATCGCGTTTTTAACTTTGAGGCCCTGCAGGCGGGGTTTTCCCGGATTTGCAGGCACCTGGACGTGGAGGCCGCCAGGGTCCCAGTGGTCAACCGGTCAACGCGGGATTTGTGGCCGCGCTATTACACCCGGGATCTGGCAGGGGTGGTTTATAAGCGGTTCCAATCCGATTTTGAGATGTTCGGGTATGGCCGGGATCTGCCGGGTTAAATTCATTTTGAAAGGAGGTTTTATGCGCGCATTATGCAAGCCGGCATGGGAGACCTTTCTTGATCTGGTGACGCTGGTCTGGTTTGTGGTGTTTGGGGCGTCGCTGGCCGGGTTTTCCGCCGGGTGGCTGGCCTGGGTGACGGCTGCGATCGGGGCGGTGTTTGTGATCGACCTGGTCCGGATGTTTTTTGCCTCAAAATCTTTGCGCGAGTTCTGGCGCCGGGCCTGGCTGGATCTGCTGCTGCTGGTCCCGTTTTTCCGGATTTTTCGCGTCAAGCGGGTGGCGCGGCTGTTTCGGATCCGGCGCCTGTCCCGGCTGTTTCGCGCCGATCATATCCATCATATCCAGGCCGGCATCGAGGGCCTGGACCTGGTGCAGAAATCCCTGGAGCGGATCCGCCGCCTGGTTTAAGCCGGCGCTGTCTTTAACTCTTTTTTCCCTGTCAATAACTTTCTGCGTACTTTTTCCGTCTTTTTCCGTCCGGATTCCGTCTGATTCCGTTTTGCGGAAAAACCCCATGGTAATCTGAGCGCAAATTTATCATGGAGTTTTTTTCAACTATTTGCGGATCAGAAGCCATGGCCATAAAAACAACCCGGCAGCAGTTGGAAGAGGTCCAGGCCGCCATTGAGCAGGTGCTGGCCAGCCAGGAGATGGGCTGGGGCCCGGACCGGGTTCGGCGCCCGGACCTGGACACGCTCTACAAGCAGGAAGATCGCCTGCTCAAACGCCTTGCGGCGGAGAACGGACAGGGTTTTGCCATTAACACCGGCCTGGCCAAGGGGTGGTCCTGATGCCTGCCGCTGCTGAGATCCGGCGGGAGCAGGATGCCATCCAGGCCCGGGCAATCAATTACCTCACCCAGGTCATGACCGGCCAGCAGGCCGCCGCCCCGGTATTATACGGCCCGGACAACCGGCCTCTGGCGCCGGCGCGGCTCCACTACGCCAAGCGCGCGGCATCGGATCAGGGCTCCATGCGCAACTGGCGGCCCCGGCAGCTAAACAGTGATGAGGCCATTATCCGGCAGCGGGAGAAAATCCAGTCCCGCATTTCCGATTTGGTGGGATCGGACCCGCACGCGGCAGGCGTTGCCAACTCCTTTCCGGTCACTGTCATCGGCTCCGGCCTGCACCCCTACCCCAGCCTGGATGCTGAAACCCTTGGCTTGTCAGATGAGCAGGCCACCGCCATTGAGCGGGCCCAGCGCGCGATTGACGCGAGGTTCTGGCCGCATGCGGACGCGGGCGGCCGGATGCATCTGGGCATGATCCAATTTCTGTGGGAGAAAAGCCTGCTCCAATACGGCGAGTCCCTCACGCTGGTGCACATGCGCAAACGTCCCGGCGTAAGGTATCAGCTGTGCCTGCGGCCCTTAAATCCCATGCGCATCCGCACGCCGCGCGACAAGCGCAAAAACGGGCGGATTGTGGACGGGGTGGAGATCGACCGCTATTCCGAGCCGGTGGCGCTGTGGATCAAGAAAACCGAGGCCGGAAAGGTCTTGACGGATACGGCCGCCAATTTTGAGCGCGTGCCATTAAAGCGCGGCCACCGGTTTCTGGCGCTGCATGATTTTATCACCGACAACCCGGAGGAGTTCCGCGGCACCAGCCCGCTGGCCGCATGTATCAAGGGGTTCAAGGACCTGTCCGATTTTTTGAATGCCGAGCTGGTCTCAAATGTCGTGACCGCGGCGTTTTCGCTTTTCATCGAGCTGCAGCAGGGCCAGAACCCCTTATCCTATGCCAACAACGCCGCCAGTTTCTATGACGCCAGCCCCGGCGCCGAGGCTGACCAGGAGCGCCGGGACCGATACCAGGAGTTGACACCGGGCTCGATCATGTACGGCAACATGGGCGAAAAACCCCACCCCATCGCCGCCAACCGGCCCGGCGCCACGTTTGAGCCCTTTGTGCGCGAGATCAAAAAATCGTTTGCCCACGGCCTGAACATCCCCTACCCGGTGCTGTTTAAAGACGTTGACGGGGTCAGCCACGCGGGATTCCGCAGCGCCATGCTTGAGGCCTGGCGGGTGTTTTCCTTCCGGCGCGAGCACCACGGCGCCGGCAACTGCCACAAGGTGCGGCGGATGCTGATGGAGGAGGCCCATCTTGTGGGGGATCTGCCGATCCCGGGCGGGACCACGCGGTTTTACAAGGACATGGATGCATTGTGCCAGTCTCGCTGGGTGGGGCCGCCAAAGGGCGATATCGAGCCGTACAAGCAGGCAAAGAGCGATTTTCTCAAGTGGGATTACGACACCAAGACGTTGGAGCGGATCATCCAGGAGACAGACGGCGGCCGGATCATCCAGGAGACAGACGGCGGCAACCCGGCCTCTGTCATGCGCCAGGCCAGAAAAGAGAAGGCGGACATGGCCGGCGCCGGCCCGAAAAATTCCCAGGCGGCCGCGGACTCCGAGCTTGGCGGTGGATCTGCCTCTGCCTTGGCATCTGCGATTGTGGATGAGATGGAGGAGCGAAAATAATGGATTTAACCGATTTTTCAAACGGTGCGATATGGGCCATTGAGCCCGGGGCCATGGAGCACATGGTGGCAACGCTGCCGCGCATGATGCGCATGGAGAATTTCGAGCAGGCAGCCGTCAGGATCCGGGAGCAGGAGAGCTATGAGCCGGAGCTTGCGGTAAAAGACGGGGTGGCCATCATACCGGTAGCCGGCACCATCTCCAAGCGCCTGGGGATTTTTTCCATGCTGTTTGGCGGGGCCAGCATCGACCGAATCCGGGCGGATATCGCATCGGCCCTGGATGACCGGCGCGTAAAGGCCCTGGTATTAAACGTGGACTCGCCCGGCGGCCGGGTGAACGGGGTCTCCGAGCTTGGCGATTTTATCTATGAGGCCCGGGAGCAGAAACCCATTGTCACGTTTTCCGATGGATACATTACGAGCGGGGCTACCTGGATCGGGAGCGCGGCCGACCAGAAGATCATCAGTCCCACCGCAAGCGACGGCTCCATCGGGGTGATGGTGATGCACACGGATGTATCAAAGATGGATGAGACCATGGGAATCAAGGTCTCCTACATCACCGCGGGCAAGTACAAGGCCCTGGGAAACTCCGCTGAGCCGTTATCAGACGAAGCCCGGCGGATGATCGAGGCGCGGATCAACGAGACCTATGACGTGTTTGTCGAGAAGATGGCAACATTCCGCGATGCGGATATCGATACGGTCCGGCAGGACATGGCCGAGGGCCGGATTTTTGTGGGCCAGCAGGCCGTGGATGTCGGGCTGTCCGACCGGCTGGGCAGCCTGGAGGATGCCGTGGCAGCCGCCGCGCGTTTGGCCGGCGGCAGAAACGCTAATTTTTATCAAGGAGCAAATATCATGACAAAAATCCAAGACATTAGCACCGTGGCAAAACTGCAGGAGGAGTTCCCGCAGCTTTGCCAGGATCTCGCCGACCAGGCGGCGGAAGCTGCCCGGACCGGCGTGGATCTGGAGACACCGAGAGCAGAGGGCCGCACCGAGGGCGAGACCCAGGCCACCGAGCGGATCATGGGCCTGGCCAAGGTGCATTTCGGCGAAGAGACGGCCGGGAAATTTGCCGGCGTGGTCAATTCCGGGGTGAGCGTGGAGCAGTACCAGGCCATGGCGCAGGCCCTGGGCGGCACGTCCCAGCAGGCCTCCGGTGGCAATGGCAATTCCGATGACGCGGACGCCCAGTTCCGGCAGCAGATGGCCGCCGGCATCGAAAACGCCTCGGCCCAGGACCCGGGCGCGGGCGGGGACGGAAACGATCCGGGACCGCAGTCCTGGGATGAAGCGGTCAAGCTTATCCAGGCAGAGGAGAGCTGCAGCAGTGCAGCCGCCATCAAAAAGGCGGCCCGGCAGTATCCGGAGCTGCACGCGGCCAAATACGCCCATTAACAACATATAAGGTCTAAGGTCCAAGGAAAGATCTCCAAATCCTAAACCCTGAACCTAAAATTTTAAGGAGAATATCCCATGTATAACGAAGGCATTAAAACTTTTCAGGCCGGCGAGGACCTGGCCGCCCGGCGTTTGGTAAAAGTCGAGTCCGCCACCACCAATGATCCGCCGGAAGTGGTGTATGCGGACTCCGGCGAGGACGCCATCGGGGTGACCGAGTATGCGGTGGATGACGGCGATCTCGTGGCGGTCCGGCTTTTGAATGCCGCCGGCACGTTTGAGATCGAGTGCCTGGTCGATTCTGCCATCGCCCGGGGCACGGAGCTTTATGTGGATGACGACGGGCGGGTGAGCGACGCGTCCAGCGGATCCGTGATCGGCATTGCCCTTGAGACGGGCACGGACAACGCCCATATCGAGGTGTTTGCCTACGAGAAAAAGGCCACCACCGCTGCCGGCACCACCATCGCGGTCTCAGGCGCGTTTACCGCGACATCAACCGTGGAGGCCGCCCTGCAGGAGATATACCAGCACCTGCTGACCGCCCAGGCGTTTCTGCCCGCACCGCTGACCACCTGGTTTGAGGGAGACGGCACCAACACCGTGGCGGCCCTTGGCCCCAGCACCGCGCCGACCCTGGACATGGCAAACGGGGACACGGACTCGGGGCTTTTGATCACCTGGGTGGCCACGGAGGTGGACCCGATCATCACCCAGATCCCGCTGCCGCCGGACCTGGATGCGGGATCCGATTTGGTGCTGCACCTGCGCGCGGCCGCCGGCGGCACGGATGACACCATCACCCTGAATGCGGACTCCTATTTCAACGAGGGGGACACCAAGGTGGAGGACTCGGTGGATGTCTCAGGCACGGCGTATGCGGAAAAGGAGATCACCATCGCGGCCGCGGACATTCCGGCAGGCGCCCAGACCCTGACAATTGAGCTTACGCCCGGGGCGCATGCCAATGACGCGCTGATCATCTCTTCAGCCTGGATTGAATATCAGAGAGCGACGCTGACCAGCTAACAAGAATATCGAGCCCAAGGCCCCGGGTTTTTGAACCCTGAGCCTTGAACCCTGAACTTTTTTCAAGGAGACATGAAAATGCCGAGACCAACCAATTCAACAGCCATTCAGCGCGACGACCTGGGGGCGATTGCGTATGAGTACGCATACGAGGCTTCGCAGCGGGGGTTTATCGCGGATGCGGTGCTGCCGATTTTTGAGGTGGCCGAGCAGAGCGCGGATTACCCCAAGATTCCGATAGAATCCATCCTGAAAATGCCGCCCTCAATCAAGCGGGCGCCGCGCGGCAATTACCAGCGCGGGGACTATGAGTTCGAGACCGGCACGTATTCCTGCGAGGAGTACGGCTGGGAGGAGCCCCTGGATGACAGCGAGCGGAAACTCTACAAGCGGTTTTTCGACGCCGAGGAGGTGGCAACGCTGCGGGCCACGGACGTTGTGTTGCGCCACCGGGAAAAACGAGTGGCCGATGCGGTCCAGTCCACGGGCAACATCACCAACACCGGCAACGTGTCCACCGAGTGGTCAACCGCTGCCACCTGCACGCCCAAGGCGGATGTCAAGGACGCCAAAAACACGCTGCGGACTGCCACCGGGATTGACCCGGACGCTGCGGCCATGAGCAAGAAGGTGTTTGACAACCTGATGATCACCAAAGAGATCAAGGATTACCTGCAGTACACCAACCCGCACCTTCTGGCCAATTTTGAGGTGCAGCGGCAGCTGGTGGCCCAGTACCTGGACCTGGAGGAGATCTTTGTCGGAAACGCCATTTATGATTCGGCAAAAAAGGGCAAGTCCAAATCCATCTCCGATATCTGGGATGACGAGTACGTGCTGCTGTTTAAGCGGCCCATCAATCCCATGAACCTGAAGGAGCCCACCCTGGGCCGCTCCTTTTTGTGGCTGGAGGATTCCCCGGAGATCCTGGTGACCGAGACGTACCGGGAAGAGGACATCCGGAGCGACATTTACCGGGTGCGCCAGTACGTGGACGAGGCGTTTGTGTTCACGGGTGCTGCGTATCTGATGGGCAATATCACGGCCTAGTATTACGGCCCAGGCAAGGAGAGCGAGCGATAAATGAGCGTCCCGACCTTATCCGCCCAGCGCCAAAGCGATGTGGCGCGTTTCTACGACGCGGATCTGCCCAATGTGGAGACGGCCTCCACCGTGGCGGTCTCAGGCGATTTCCTGGTCCGGATGGTGTATCCGGACCAGGATCCGGAAGGCGGGGAGGCGAG